GATGTTTTTCTGAACCCATTTTTTTGAATAGTACTTTCCGACCAAATCTCCAATGTCTCTCATCATGTTCATTCTATCTTGCATGATTTCGAGTTGCTTTAATTCAGTGAAATGTGAATCTTTGAGGAAATCAACCCATATATCCTTTTTAATGTCATCCCATTCGTTTTCTTTTATGACTCCTTTGAGTATTAATTGTATTCTAAGGAGTTCGTAAAATAGAACAGAAAATCTACGACGAAGTTTATAGATGAATTTCTGAAAATTGAGTTCGTCTCGACTGATTTCGGAAGCACGTCCAAGAGAAAATCCGGTTTCTGGTTCAAGTCTTGTGAGAGGAACATTCAATGCTCGAAAGAGTTTCTTCTGAAAGAAAAGAATGTCTTCGATCTGTCCTAAATTATCACCGCCTGGCAAAGTGCTGATTTCGGTTCCTCTTCCACCTTCTCTTCGGGGCAACCAAAAATCTTCAAGCATTGCCATGTGCTTTCGATCATCCCGAATCTCACCAGTTTGAGCATCATAAACAATTTTGTTTCGATATTTGCTCATGACCTCTCTCATGTACTCTTCTGCTTTTCCCTTTGGAAGATTTCCAACGTCAATATAGAAAATCCTTCGTTCGGGTGCTCTGGAAACACGATACATGACCAAAGAGTCTTCCATCAAACGAAGTTGATTGACTGCTTTGATTGCTTTCTGAAGTGGAGAGAGAACACGTTTTCTTGCGGAGTCTAAGTATCCCGAAGGAACGTAACATATCGCATCGGGACTTATCTTTAATCCTGAGTTGTTACCAATGTCTATTCCAGTTTCTTGATAGAGAAAGTATTCGTCAATTTTTTCAATGATTCTTACTCTTGTTTTGGGATCAATCTTATCCTTAACCTCTTTGACCTTTCTAATCTTTGTTGCGTCAATAGGTCTGAGTTCTCTAATTCCCATTTTGGGATTGCTTTCATTAATAATGATTTGGTAATACAGACGACCATCAACATACCATCTTCGAAAAATATCTGAACATGCGGTTCTAAAGTTTAGAAGAGATGTCAGATGTTCAAACTCTTCTTGAATGAGTTTTTTGACGTTGTCTGGTTGTTCTAAATCATCCAAATTGAGATAAACTGGTATTGAACCTTCATCAAATGCGATTGCTTCATTGACGATGTTTTCAATTGCCAAATCACATTCGGGTTGCTCTGCTGCCATTCGATACGAGTAAATCAGTTGAGCCTCTGATTTCATCGAATTCTGGCCATCTAGGTCAACAAACTGACCATAGTAACCACCTGTCAGAAAAGTGGAACTTCCATCTTCTTCTGAACTAGTAAAACCAAAAGTAGGAGTTAGTTTTTCCTTGTTCTCCTTACCTTTTCTCTTGATTGTAAATCCAAATAATTCCATGATATTATTTATAAAAAAATGAGGGTTGGGAATCGAACCCAACCCTCATTGAAGTGAATTAATTAGGTCGCACCTTGATTTCTCTCAACATTAGGTGTGAACTGCAACATTTGTAGTTCAACCGTAAATTCAGAGATTGTATTTTCATTATCATTACCTACATCAACCGCAGAAATGTTGGTTGGCCAACATTGGTAAATGTAATACGACTTGGTTCTTCCACCGTTTCTGTCAAGTTGGTGAATTTCCATGTCTTGTTCATAATTGAGGAAGTTTGCTTCACCAGTGTTTGTGATGTAATCATTGATGTAATTAGACCAATTTTCAAAATACGATCTAACTTTCATGTTTACATCATTGATAACAGTAATTGTCCAAGGTTCAAATGTGCGATCCCCAGCCAATTGAAGTTTTCTACCTCTGTAATTAACTTCGATAGGTGCAATTACCGATGCTGGAAGAGATGCTGCTTTAATCATGAATGAAGTATATTCCACATCTCCGCCTGCGGCACTTGGGAAATTAACAATTGCCTCATAGAGGTTTGCTCTTGCTCCACCGCCTGGTAATTTTGATTTAAAACTATTGATACTTATGTCTGCCATTTTTTATATCTCCTTAATAATTGTATTTATATTAAATTACGATCCGACTGCTGGATTTGTATTAGTTAATCCAATTATTTCTTGGAAGTTAGCATCAGTTCTTGTAGCAATAAAGTTCAATGTAATGAAGTTAATTGAACGTGCTGGTTTGATATAGATGTCAGCAACGAATTCGTTACGATCAATTACATCGCCAGGATTATTTGTTTCATCACAAACGACCAAGAAGTCTGTAATACCTCTTCTACCTTGAACAGTTCTCAAGAAAGGATTGACCAAACTTCTGAACTGTGCTCTGGTGAATTGATCGTTGAATTCAAACAATTGGAATCTCGCAGCAGCAGAAATTGCCTTTTCGAGAACCAAGAACAATCTACGAACATTAATTCTATCGAATGCTGATGGTCTTGCCAAAGATGTTTTATCACCGAAAAGAACAATGCCTTCACCAGTGAAAAATGTAATTGGGTTAATACCAATTTTGTAAAGGTCGTCTCTTCTAGTTTTGTTTGGATTGTAAGCAACTTTAATGACACCACGAAGAACACCACGATTCAAACCAGCAGGTGAGAACCAAGGATCGGCAACAGCATCGGTGTTTGCACACAAACCAGCAACGTGACCACTAGCAGGAATCCAACGATATTTGTCGTTGTATTTGTCATAAACATACAATGCAGAGGAATCCAACACAACATAAGAGGAATTGTAATTAGAACCCCAACCAATCAAATCGGTTGTGATTGAATTTAATGACAATTCATTAACATTACCTTGATATGGTACTGTTACGTCTCGTGGTGGTGAAACAAATGCAACAATGTCTTTTCTTTCATTTGCAATCGTATCTAGTTTTGCTCCAATGTTATCTTTGTTATTTCCACTTGGGTTATAAGTTGGGTCGAAAGTCCAAATAGAAAACAACATGTCAATATCAACAGTTTCGGAGTCATTGAACAAATCCAATGCGTCACGCAATGTTGATTCTGCTTCTCTAACAGTATCTCCTCCACCTTGCTCGTCTATATTTAAATCTACTGCACCTGTTAAATTATAAACCAAGGAGTTTGACAAACCTTCTGTATCAACAACTTGATCTAAATCATTTTGAATTTCGTTTCCGAAATAAATCCAATTTGATCTTTCGTTGATAACATCAAGGTAATAGGCATTTGCTCCACTTTGATTCTTAGTTCCTTCGACTGTTGACAAGAAATTCCATTTTTCTAAGATTGTTCCTGCAATTCCTGAAATATCTCCAGTAGAATCTAATACAAGAACATGAATTTCATTAGAATCTGGTGCTGTATCAAATTCATTAGCGTACTCAGCTAATCCAGCATCATCAAAGTTTAAGTCATTAAATACGATAACCGTAATTGAATTTCCAAGTTTTCCTGCATACCTAGCAGCAACAGAGAAATCCTTTGAAGAATTAGATAATGATTGAAAAACTTCGTAGTTTGGAATGAAGATTGGAGGAGCTGCTGTATCCCTTGCCATGTCAGTTGCATTGGAATATCCTGAAACTCCAACTGTGTCATCATGATTTCCAGCACGAATAATTCTCAAAACATTACTGTATTTGAGATATGAACCTGCTGTAAAAAATGAGGTCGAGTGAAGACTTGAATCGTCGGGAGTTCCAAAAATTGCTGCCATTTCTTTTTCCGAAGAAACAGTTACAATTTCGTTGATTGGACCCCAACGGAAGAAACCTGCGAATCCAGCAATAGAAGTGGACACCGCAGGAACGATATTGGTAAGGTCAATTTCTCTGACTCTTACGCCTGGTGATAATTGAAATGCCATTTGTTTTTTCCTTTCAGTTTGGTTTATGTGAGAAGCATAATACGGTAATCATAAAACTTATTTATAGAAACTCATATCTTCAGAATAGAGTAGTAGTTCTATGCTCCTCCCATAAATTTCCTTCACTGTCTCTTTCGTATTTAGGTTTATCTACATCGTTGAAAAATCCGACTGGTGTCAATTCATCTTCGATTGATTTGAGTTTCTCTTCGTACAACAAATTTTTTAAATCAATGTTAGTCATTTCCTGAAAGAAATTTGTTGAGGCAAACCAAGAAAATAAAACCAAGTTCATGACTAGGTCGTCGTGATTTCCAATTGATGATGAGAATGAATTACCACTTGCTTCAAACGTACATAACTCTCTAATTGTATTTATATCGTTTACGATGAGTTCTTTGCTTTCAATCAAGTCTTTTAGATTTGAACATCCGATTCGTTTGACTTTTTTTGTCATTCGAACTCCAACTGAATTTGCCTTGACGATGGATTCAACATACATGTTTTCATATTCAATATCATAATACAACGAATTACATACCACGACTCCATGGTCGTTATTTTCAACTATCACATAAGCATCATTATACATCACTCCAAACCTATGAATGATGGTTGGAAAAATAATGGGTGAAATCATATTATCTCGAAACGTTGCTACAACTTCAAATGGTTTCGACGAAACATCAATGATCGTAAAGGTCGAGTAGTCTGAACCAATTCCTTGTGCCACATCAACTGCCATAATGTAAGAGTGTCCTTCAATCGGTTGCTTGTATATCTTCACTCCATGCTTCGTTTCAATTTCTGATCGTGCTTTCAATCCCAAAAGAATATCGTTGGAGATGAGATTGTTTCCTCGACCGATTGCCTCGTTTCCAAACTCCTGACGAAATTGAGTTTCGGAAGTATTTGAAATTGTTTGTCTTTTCCATTCTTCATCTCGACCGGGCACATCCCACCAATCAATTCGAAATGGTTTGAATTCATTTGTTCCTTGATTTGCTCCTTCCCATATTCGATAGAAAACATTGCCGATTCCATTCATCGTTGAGGTGATGAT